TAATATTGCTGGCTTTCGGGAATATCGGATGATTTGTCCGCTTGGATGCGGTTGTCATCAACCCGTGTCAATTTGAGTGTGCCGTCAACTTTGCGCGGTACACCATTGATTGTCAAAAAGCTACGGTTATCATCAATGCTATCAATGGCAAACACCCCATAAATATAGCCGCTGCCATCTATTAGCACATATCCTGCGCCTGTATCTGCCATCTCTGCCAAGTCATCCACCGATTGGCGATTGCCAAAGCCGTGTTCCTGGTATATCAAAAACGGAATTGATATCGTCTCTTCGCCCGTGCCTGTAAATTGGTATTGGGGTCTGCCTTGCGCGATATCGTTGCTGGCAAAACTCCAACTGCGGGAGCGTTGTAGCTCGTTAAAGGTGAGCGTGTCGACGCTAAATACAAATTGTCCTAACGATAAAATCATTATGTCCAAGCCTGTGGTAAGTCATATAAAGCGGTGTTATTTGTGGTTTGCCCTAGTTTTGCTTTAGCCAGTTCTTGGGCGACTAGCTGGGCAATGTCGGCAGGTGATTGAGTCGGAGCGGCATTCACAATAATAGTAATCGGTGCGGCTGCCTGTGCATTGGCATAACCACCGTTTGCCATTGATGCAGTAATGGGCTTACGGGTGTCAAATTTGATTTGACTGGTATCCATCGCGCTGCGCAAATTGTCGGATGTGCGAATCATTGACTGAATAGGGGCATTGTTGGCAAGTAAGCCGTTGTTAAGCCCTGCCATGATGTTGTCGCCGTAACCCATGAATACACGGCTAGGGGAGTGGATACCCATCATCCCTGCAAAGGCGGATTTTATCCTTGATGCTGCGGATTGTATGCTTGAGACAACGCCTTTTATACGGCTCATAATGCCGTTTTTGAGTCCATCCATAATCTGACCGCCCATGGCTGACATCTGAGCGGGTAGGCCTGCTAAAAATGCCATAAATCGACCGGGTAGGCTTGCAACATAGGCAACCGCTTGCCCCCCATGTACGACGACCATCGCGGCGAAAGTGCCGATAGCTTGACCAATAGTTTGCAGTCCTAAAGCCAAGGCGCCGACGAGTCCTGCCACCACCTGTCCAATGAGTCCGACAATTGTGCCTAATATCATACCAAACGATTGTCCCGCACTGGTTGCCCCTGCAAGTTGGGCTTGGGTCATTTGTGCTGGGGCAAACAACGACATGAATGCACTGGCAAGCCACCCAATGGCAAAAACAATGGCGTCGATAACAGGTTTAAGCGGCGCAAAAATCTGTCCAAGCATTGACCACAGACTTGATAATGTCACTATTAATGGGGCAAGCCCTGCTTTAAACCCGTCCCAAAATCCGATAAAAAACGCCTTGATAGGTGCCCAGTATTTATAAATCAACAAGGCTGCCACGGCGATTGCCATAATTGCCCCGCCGATAGGCGTAAATAATAATACTCTACCCAGTTGAGTAATGGCGGTAATCACAAAGGGTATCGACTGACGGGCTAAAAACATAAATGCCGTGCCAAACATTCGGGCAAACATCATCACCACCCGACCCATCAAGGCAAACCTACCCCAAAAGCTGATGCCAAATTTTGCCAATATGGCATTAACCAGCATCATCATTGCACCGAACTTGATAAAGTGAGCAAGCATACCGAAAAATGAACCTAACACCAGTGCCACGCTGTATTTGATAGTAAACAAAATCAGATTTAATCTGATGAATTTAATTAGCAAACTACCAATGGTTTTGACTAGCTCTGGGTTAGCTTGTGCCCACGCCGTGATTTTATTGATAGTACCGGTCAATCCTTGCACAAATGAGCGTAGGGTAGCATTGAGGATGCCGCCTTTTCCGCCTAGCGCGATTGAAAAGGATTCCCATGCGCCCTTGAGCTGGTCAATATCACCTGCGAGGTTATCCATCTGGATATCAGCGACCTTTTTGGCAGCGCCAGCAGAATTTTCTAGCTGTTTAGTCAGTTCGGTGAATTTATTGACGACTTGACCTGTGTTTTTATCAAGTACGCCTGTGGCAGCAACGAGCGGTTCTAGCTTGCTAAAATGCTCTTGTCCTGCGATACCTTTAAAGATATCCATGCGCTGGTCAGTTGATAGTTTTTCTGTTTTGGTGCGTATTTCATTGAGTAAGGCACCAAAGTCTTTCATTGTGCCATCTTTATTGACCGGGTTAACTTTGATTGTGTCAAGTGCGTCTTTAGCAGGTTTTGGCAATGTAGCAAGCCGAGCCATAATAGCTTTGATGCCTGTACCAGCGTCTGAGCCTTTAATACCCACATTACCAAGTAGTCCAATAGCCGCATGAGTTTGCTCAAGGCTTGCCCCGTACATCTTAGCTACAGGTGCTGCCATTTTCATGGCTTCGCCGATATCTTCGATGCCGACGGATGTTTTGTTGGCGGTGGATACCATCACATCACCCAGTCGCCCCATTTCTTTGGCTTGCATACCAAAGGCATTGAGTACGCCACCTGAGATTTCAGCAGCACGGGCGACTTCCAATTGACCTGCCGCGGCTAAGTCTAATGTACCTGCTAACGATTCAAAGACTTGCTGACTGTTGAGACCCGCTGCACCAAGTTCGTACTGTGCTTGGGCGGCTTGGCTGGCAGAGAAAGCCGACCTTGCCCCTTCAGTGATAGCTTGATTGCGGAGCATGGCTAATTCACTTGACTTGGCATCTAGCTCAAGCACCGCTTGCGTGGCACTCATTTGCTTATCAAATGCGATAGCAGGTTTGAGCATTTGATAACCTGCGACAGCTGCGCCGCCCATCTTGGCGATACTACCCATTGCTTGCTCTCGCAGACCTTTGCGGTAATCGGCAAATGATTTTGATAAGCTTTCCGCTTTTTTTTGCACGCCTACAATGGCACTAAATACCAGTTTTAAATCACTGGCAAGTCCCCGTGCGTGTTCACGGGCTTTTGAAAATAATGAATTGGTTTGATTGAGCGGTTGGTTAAGACCGTTTAGGCGGCTACTATTAACCTTTGATAATGTCTCGTTGAATTGCTCAACCGATGCTGTAGTTTTGTCAAAAGCTTGGTTTAAGCGCTCAGATTGAGCAACGATAGACTGCAAAGGGGCAGAAATACGGTCAATGAGTTCGAGTGTCGCGGATAAATCAAGATTTGCCATATTGCCCCTTTAAAGATTATTTTTTGGTTTCTGAACGTTCCCTTGCCTTGTCGTGCCACATCATCAGCTCTGCTAAATCCATCTGATCGCACACATCGGGCGACCAATGGAACACCACGGCAAGGTCTGCTATCACGTCATCTATGCTGACTGGGATTCTAGGTTCGCTTTTGCCTTGGCTCGCTCCGCTGGACTGGCGAAAAAACCCACCACCGCTGTGGCTACCTTGGTAAAGTCTGCCAAGTCCATATCCGCCAAGTCATGCTCAACGAGTACAGGGGAGACAACACGGGGGACGAGTTTGGCAATGGCATCAAATTCTAGCTTGAGTACATCGGTCAACGATAAACCGCGCAATGACCCTGCCTTTGGCTTGCGAATAGTGATTTGACTGATGACGGTGTCGCCACGAACAATAGGGGTGTCAAGGGTGACGGTTTCAAGGTCGGGGTTTTGCACGGTAGCGGTGGGTAAGTCTTGGGTTTGACTGTCTTTTGACATGATAGTTTCCTAAAAATGGTTATTATTTTTTGGCAAGGTGCGTAGAACGCACCCTACTCATGGATAAAATAGCGGTTACAGACCAAGCAGTGCGTTAATTTGGCTTGTTTTGTCCACACCGCCCAAAATGCAGATGCCGTTAACAAGGTCGATTTCGCATAGCTCAAAGCCGTCATCAACGACTTTTAAATAACTGACGCCATACAGCAACTCTTGCTCGTTAATGCTGCCTAGCTCTATCTCACCGAGCTGAAACTCTTTGAGCGAGCCACGCATATAGACTTCGCGGATAACGTGCTTGCAAATATCTTGGCGTTCATAAGCGCCGACATAGCGAATTGGTAAATCACTGACGCCACACTTTGCCAACTGTGCAAAGTGACGGCTGTCAACACCCGTGTAGGTGATGGTGCTTTCCATCTTCTCAAAACCCATATCAAGGTCGATGTCACCAATCATACCAGCGCCGCGGTACTCCTCGGTTTTTTTGACGATTTCGGGCAGCTCAATTGTCTTGGCGGTACCAGCGTAGCTATCGCCATCGACAAAAACGTTGTAGTTTTTGAGGACGGCTGGGAGTTGTTTTGCCATTTTTTTATCCTTACGCCGTTTGGGCGATTAGTTTGCTAAAGTCAACCAGATAGCGGTCGGTGATACGCTGGTTCAAAAACAAGTTTTCTAGCGTTGGCACAGGGGTATAGTCGTAGTCGATATACATAATGCCTTGGCTTAAATCTTGGGGGTTGTTAATCTCTTCGTTGTACCAGCAGCTTGCACCGATGAGCCAACCTTTGGCGACGAATTGGCGTAACTTTGCGTTGATACTGTCGATGATATCACGGGCTAAAATAGGCGTGAGCGGCTTGTCAATGAATGGAAAACAGCCTGCAATGATGGTATCAAGCAAAAATTGGGCGGTGCGTGTGGTGGTCTCAAAGGCAAATCGGGGGTCGTCGCTACAGGTGCGATTACCCCAAAAGCGAAAGCCCTCGTGCTGGATGAGACTGGTAACTTCATTGGCGTTGAGAAAGCCGACCTCAGTGTCTGGGTCTTCCAAGTCCCATGTGCGTGGGTAGCTAATGCCGTCCACCGTACTGATAGCGACATTGCTGATTGACTTGGTAAATGAGGCTGGGTCGGTCTCATCAATTTTTGCCCGTAAGGCTAGCGCGGTTGCGATAATTGGGGTCATAAGTATATCCTTAAGCATAAATTTTAATATAGAGCATTGCATTTGCATGTAATGTGATTTTATTTTCATCACGTTCTGCTATTGCATAGTTTTTTTCGTCTAATGCAGATATCTTGTTTGGTACTAACGGGTACAACAAATCGTAAAGACTTTCAACTGTCGTATTAACAGTAAAAGGTGCTTTTGCTTGTAATGATGCAAGTTCATTTTGAATCTGTACTTGCGACAACTGATAAATCTCAACGGCTATTTTTTTTGATGTATATGATGCCATTTCGTTTGTTACTGCCATGCCGCTAGATTGCTCAACACCATCAACAATATTCATCATTCTAATCATCAGAAAATTATTAATGTACTCCTCGATTAAGCCAAAAGATTTCATATAACCGTAACTTAGGGTATCTGCACCCAATTGTTCTTCGTGATTATTATCGACTTTTGGGATTTCAAATGGTTCTGAATTTTGAATACGCGAAAAATACTCATCACGAATGTTACTATGTAAAATTTTAGACATTGAAAAAAATGCTGCAATAGCTTGGGCGTCTGTAATAGTAGATGCGGTTGCCACTGGTGCGATTTCTAATACGAACGAGTCTTTTAGCACTTCAATATCATCGTATTTAATTGCAATTTTGCTAATAATTGTGCGATTCATTATGCATCCTCACCTAAATAGACGTAACTTACTTTGTTTGTTGTACCACCCCCATCGCTGGGGGCAGCTACTTTCCCAGTGGCTTACCCCACTGATTTTCAATCAAAAGCAATTCACGGTCGCCAAAGGTATCGCGATATGCCGCAATCTCAGTTTTATCAGTAATCAATGTGCCGTCATCTTTGCGTGGCGACGCATAGACAAAAGCTCGACGGCGCTTGGCAATGCTGACCAACTTGCGTACCACAGCAGGGCTATCAATCTCAGGCGCACCTAGGATTTTTGGTATTACCCCTAAACGTGATTGACAAGCGAGCAGCTCGTCTAACACATCGACGTTATCAGCATTGCTCACACGCATGACAACCACGGTTGGGTTAGTGATGTCACGGATGGTCTGCAATGATGTTTTGAGCGTGCCTTGGGTGCCTGCTTTATCAATATTGTCTTTGGTGATACCTGTTAGTAATACTGGGGTATCGGCTGGGTACATTGTGGCATCGGCATCGGTCGCCGTGGCGATTAAACCGATTACGCTGATGTTGGCGTTTTGCATGGGCAAAATGCCTTGGGTGAGTTCTTGGGCGGTGATGCCGTGGTGTAAAGCCATGTTAGCTCCTTTTTATGGTTGATAAGTTAATTTAACCGTATTGATTAAAGTGCCATCTGGTATTAGTCCGTTTCTAAAATCGTCGGCACCTGAGACTGTCGGTACGACATAGTACATCTCCCCATCTGCCTTAAGGTAGTTGGTCAATTTAAAATCCGAATAACCGTTAACAGGTGTTTGTTCTTCTATAAAAAACGCACTTGGTTCTGCTAAATCAGTAGGCACTTTAGAGATTTTTATACAGCCTTCAGCTTCCGTAAACGGGTCACATGCTTCCACGATAAACGGTGAATTATTTTCGAGAACTTTAGGTACGCATTTAATCCTGCCCCTGTCATTCGTTATGTAAATTTCAAACTTCATACCGTTGTAAGGTGGCACATCACTGACCGTATCATTAATGGTTAAACCTGCATGGATATTTTGCGTCTTACCAATAGTGGCATCAAACAAGGTAAAGCCCCAGTCAATGATGGTTTGCATATCGACATGATAATTTTCTGGCAACACGCCAACCATTAAGTTTTTGCCGTTATTGATTGTGGGTGGGTAGGTTAAATTTGCCCCATCGGATATAAAATCGCCAGCGCCTTGTTGGTTGAATCCTGAAACAGCGATAGGCACAGTCGCATTGGCAACATCAATCCATAGATAAATAGCGCTGTCTTCATTTATTTGACTAACGCGATTTTGCCCCAGGGCATCTGAGGTGAAGTAAATATCAAAGCTTGTTGCCGTGTAATCATTTGGCAGTCTAAGCCACATACCAACACCGATTGATGGTTGGATATTATTGTGGGGTTGGTTGCCGCCTGTGGCTAGCGTCATGCCATCGCTTTGTTCGCCTTCCCATGGTTCATCAGCCGTTGCTGCGCTGCCTGTGCCATTAACACCGCCATAACTGCCATAACCATGCTTATGACTTGGCATCTCATCAATCGTTAATTGGTGCTCGTATTCACCGAGTTGCTGCATCATACTAATATTTTTGGTAACGCCATTTTTATCAGTATGACTGCCAATACCTAGCAATAATTGACCTTCTGAAAACTTAGTCCACTTGCCATAGCCCTCACCGTCATGCACTTCTTGGCTGTTGGCATAATTGCGAGTAGTGATTAGCAAACCACCAATAGAGACGGGTTCGATTTTGCGGTTTTTAACTAATGCAAGGTCTTGATTAACTGATTGTTGCCATGAATTAAACAAGGCTTGAAAGTCTGCAAACTCTTTGCTAATGGTGCTATTAACCCACGACTGTGTGGCTGTGATAGCGTTGGCATCAATCACAATACTGACCTGTGGGTTATCAATCTGTACCACCGCTTTGAGTCGATAATCAACCGCGGCAGTGTTGGTAGCGTCTGGTTTTTGTACCTCTGGTAGACTGCCAACCCACACCAATACGCCATCACTATCAATCAATCCAAACTCACGAATGGTAAAACCACCCACGTCGACAGGGACGACACACACAATCTCGTACTTGTTTGGCGCGACAAGATTGACAGACTCGACCTTGCCTTGGTAACGCTTGGCGACCAAGGTTTGTTTGTCAAGGCGTGTACTGAAGTCGACATTAACGCCTTGTCCTACCGCAAAGTCAGTAATATGCAAGGGTGTCCCACCTGCATTACTGGCGGTAGCGATTTTGGTGGCGCCAGCGTTCGTTAAGAGTAATTGATAGCTCATGCTTGCTCACTGCCTTGTGTCAGCGCAGGTGAATTTAAGCCAAGGTCAGATAGCACGTATTGACCATTTACCAAGCGCAGCTCAAGTTGGCATATTTCACCAGCCTTGATGGTGAGTGGATAACTTGCGATAAAATAATTGGCTGGGTCAGCATTGGCTTTGGCAATATCAACAATCGGTTGTTTGGCGATATGGATGTTGAGCGCAAGCTCTGCGTCACCGCTATTGTCCACCGCAAATACCATGCTGTCTTGATGGGTGCGTAACAGCCCGTCATTGACGACCAGTTCGGCAGTGCCCGAGTGACCTGTGCCGTCGATATTGACTAGATTTGGAATTGTGGTTTGTCCGTCTTCTTTAAACTCAATAGGATAAAAAGGCATAGCGACAGCGAGTGCAATGGCTAAAATAACGCCTTGGGGTTGACATAAGTTTGACATAATAAAGTCCTTTAGTTAGGTGGAAACAGTAAGTTCAACGCCGACCACGGGGACGGCATAAGTAGCAATAACAGCGGGTAAGGTGTAACCTAGATAAACGTCGTAGTGAGCGGATAAGCGTTTGACCGCGTCTATCATGGCTCGGATTTGTAAAATATTGTCAGCGATAATACCCGTCGTTGGGTGTACCTCGACGCTAAAAGTACCTGCTTTCCCACGGGGTGATTTTTGAAACCACTCAATGATGCTAGCGTCATAATTCATGGCTGACAGTGAGCGTTTGACGGCACTAAGTGTTCCTTTACGCTCATGCACCCATAGGCTGTCACGAATCACTTGGCGTTTGGTCTCGGCTGTCCAGTTGTCGTTCCATTCGTCCACGCTCCAAGCATAGGCAAGGTAAGGCAACAAACTATCGGGGGCGGTGTCTACGTCCCAGATAGTGTCAAACGGTACGGGTATTGGCTCAAGCTTGGCGGTTGCTCCTGCTAGCGCATGCTCCAGTGGACGGCTATTGGCGGGGAGTAGCGATTGGTGGCGGTCATTGATAGCGATTGGTGGCTGGGTAGGGTCGGCGGTATAAATCATGTACCCTCCGATTTTGCAATGATGTTATAGCCTGTGCAATGAGCCACTTCGCCAATGGCAGTCATGACATCGGTTTTTGGTTCGGTCAATTCAATACGGCTAACGCCTGTCACGTCCAATGCCCCAATGATACGGCTGGTTGCCACGCGCGCGTTTGGCTTAAAATTGTCTGTGAGATACGCTCGTAGAGCAGTCATGCCTTGGCTCAAAATCAACTGTGGGCTAATGCCGTTTTTGACATAGACAACAGCATCGATACGGTAGGCTTTGGCGGTGGCAGAGTTGACACGCACTAAATCCGTTAAAGGTCGCACGTCATCGGCGACAAGCGCGTTATATACATCAGTCACCGCTTTGGCTGATACGCCAACGGTTTTATTAGCTTGTTCTAGTACGTCGCCATCAATTTGCCCAGCCAAATAAACATCCACTTCAGTAGGAGCAGGGCTGTGTACGGTAACACTATGCACTTCGGCACTGGCTGACAAGGCATGAAATTCGTAACTACCTGCTGACCCTGCCATTGTCATCGCTTCAACTGATAGGGCTAGGCGGTAGCGGTAGTCGTCGTCACTCTCGAAAATGGCAGGTTTTGGTGGAATGGCGTTTTTGTCTTCGGCTTGAATGAGTTTTCGCTCGAGGCGGTAATAGGTTACGCCAATATGGTCAAGGTCTGACCCTGTAGCGAATGCCAACATCAAGCTACGGGCTTTGCGATTAATTTCGCTAATCTTTAATACATAGCGGTAGGCAAGTACTTCAATGACTTTGTTAATCGGCTCGGATTCAAGGCTTAATGCGGCTTGAATGGGGTGGTCAGTGGCAAACTTGGCAGATAGCTCGGCACGGATGCGCGCGACTTCGGTTTCAAAATCTAACGGCTCAAGCACATTTGGCAAGGGCAATCCTGCTAGGTTGATGGCATTGTAAACGCTCATGATGCCCCCCGTGCCAGTGTCAAAGTGGTAGGCAATTTCGTATTGTCGCTACGGCGCAAATCTAGTAATACGTTAACGCCTGTGTTGCCTGTGTCATTGGTAGCGTCCGCATTCATGGATAACTGGACTTGACGTACTTTGACCCGTGGTTCCCATTTGATAATCGCGGTGGCAATGGCTGCCATCATTTTTAGTTTGGTCGCTGGGTTCACTGGCTGGTCAATCAAAAACGGAATCAAACTGCCATACTCACGGCAGAGCAGACGGCTACCGATGGGGGTCATCAACACATCGCAGATGGATTGTTTTAGATGGTCGTCAGGTGATAATAGTGCGCCCGTGGTACGGCTCATGCCCATGGCAAAATTGATATCCATCATTGCGGTGCTCCTGTATTTGAGCGTCCGCTTTGGACATTGCCATGTGTGTGGGATTTTAGGCTAATAGAACCTGCAACGGTATCGCCAAGCGAATGGATATCCCCACCGACTAAAACATTTTTGCCAACGTCCACGCCACCTGTGACGGTCAAGTCACCATCAAAAACAATATCATTAATTTTTAATGTAAGCTGACTATCTTGGTTTTTGATACTTAAAAAATCGCTATCGTTAAAACGCACGCGGATTTCGTTGGGGTCGTTTGATGGGCTTGGGTGTTGATTGCTGTAAAGCGATAAGACAGGGATAGCGTTGGCAAGCTCACCACTTGGACTGACTAACAAAAATTGTTCACCAACGGATGGGCAACGCCATACACGTACTTGTCCAGCCGCCAAGGCGGGTATAGGCAGCCAGTCGGTTTGGTTATCGCCGACGTCTAGGCGCATGGTTTGGTCGTCTGGGTTGACGTCAAACACAGTGCCAATGGTGGCAATGTTATGTAAGCGGCGTTGTTGTTCGGATAAAATTTGCGCAGTCATGGCTCAGTACCTAAGGATTGGGTAAAGTGTGGCATGAGTGAGCAATGGGTAAAATAAGCAAAAGACCGCAATCAATAATTGCGGTCTTTTTATGGTTAGGGATAATAAATTCTTGTATAGTTTCCTTCAGTTAAGATTCATAAAAAAATTCTCAAATTCTTCGATGATAAGCTGCTCATCCTCGCTACTAAATCCCACCGTTTCACGTACTGCATACTGGACGGGGCGGACTGTCGGCGACGGTCTGGCGACTTGTCCGTATTGATGCACTGCCATAATCTGTGCCAATCGCCCTGCAAAACCAATCTCAGCATGGTGCGTGCTGTAAGCGGTTTTCAACATACGACTAGCACGGGTAAACATTGCACCCGTCTTGACACGTTTGCCACGAAACTTACGCCCCTTGGCTTTTCTTGGGATAAAACCTGCACCGCTTGGGTCGACTTGAGAGCGGATGCGCTGCGACCATTGTTGTTTTAGTCGGGTGGTAATGCGACGCATTAACGCTTGTTTTTGACCGTCGTCGAGTTGTGTGTCAATCCGCTGTAACCAGTCGGTCAGTCCGCTAAAATCACTCATCCAAAATTACGCATCCAAAATTACTCATCAATGAAATCGCCTGCCAAAATACTACTGCTAATAAACGTCCCTGCTTCATCCGACCACACCAGCTCAGGACAAACAGCTACCGTATCAATGGCAATAAAAGTGAGCTTGTCGTTTAGACTAATATCAATCTGCAAGTCGTAAGACTCCAAGTCGATGACATCGCAATCAAAACTTAGATCGGGAACACTGCGCCCCCGTGCGTCAAACCACTGGCGGATAAATGCCAACACGGCAAACGGCTCGGCAAGTTTGCAATCAGTAAAAATAAAGCGGGCAATATAACTGACTGTTTGCGTCTCTGGCGGCAGATTGCCGTTGACGAGCTGTAAAAAGGTCTTGTCGGCGGTAATCGGCTTAAACTGTGCCAGTAGGTCGTTTTTAAGATCGATTAGGTATTTCATGCGTTAAATTTTTTAAAAGCGGCGGCAAGTTTGCCATGATAATTATTGGCTCTGTAGCTTTCGCCATTATATCGATAGGCAAACGCTGACCAGTCTTTGTTTTTTAGGGCATCAATAAGTTTATTTTGGCGGATAAATCGGCACATGGTGTCAAGTTGCGCGCCTTCATCTTTGTATTGGGCGTTGATAAAAGCTTGTAGCGTTGGGTATCCCAAGTCTTTCCAATTAAAGCCCATCACTTGTCCCAATCCCCAGCTGGCAGACTCAAGGGCAGATTCACGGTGGTACTGACTGGCGGCGGTCAAGCGTTGGTGTTGATAGCTACCTTCAGCACCGTAGGACTTTGGTTTCCATTTTGGATAGCAAAGGTCTGGACGTTCTCGCATCACTTTTGCACGAATATCCAGCAAGCCTTTTTTGGTGAGCTGCTTATAAAAAATATGTGGCTCAAACAAAATCACTGGCGTGCCATCGCTGTTAAAGCCATGACCACGGCTTTCGACCTCATGCACAGCACGCATGGTGGCTAAGGGTACGCCAAGACTATCGGCACAGGCTTTGATTTGGGCTAGGGTTATTTTTTTGTGGGCAGGTGTGCTCATTGGCTCTCCTTAAAGATGTGATTGATACGGTCATTAAATCGCTGGCGACGATGATTTTTACGTTCGCAGTGCAGTAAAAACCATAACAATGCTAATGCCATGGTCAAGGTGGCAAAACCAGAGCGAATCAAAATAAGGCTCAATGACATCGTAAACCCTGCATGCACGGCGTCATATGCCATATAAACAACGGCAATCAGACTATGGAGTAACAAACATCGCAGTGTCCACCAAAGGATGTCATCATAGCGGCGTGTCAGCCATAAAAACGCTGTTAAAATGGTCATGCTAAGTAGCATTAAACCGACGTGTAATAGGTAAATCATTTATCCACCCCCATAAATTTGGCAAGCCAATCGGGCAAAATGGCTTTGATACGATCAGAATTGGCAACTGCAATTAATAGACGCAAAATAAAATAACCGCCGACAGCCCACAAAAAGCTAACGAACAAAACCACGTCCTCGCTAGAATTGTTACGACCCATGAGCTCAAGACTGCCACGGGTAAAGAACAATCCTGCACCCAAACCTAAGAGCACGTGTCCTACGCTAGTGGCAGATGGGGGGAATTTTTTATCTTCGCCGAAGGCAAGGTAACCACCAATCGCACCGATAATCGTTGCTACTAGCATAGC